AGAAAAGAAGAGAAACAATTGAGAGTTCTTGAAATTTCTGCTAACAAGAAATCAAGACGTCAAAGAAGAAAGGCTAACGCCAAAAAACGTAGAGCTGATGCTTCTTTTACGGCTGAAGCCCTTACTTCTCCTTATGATGATAGCGTTGATTCAAACAGTACTCTTGAAGAACTTTTCGCCTTATGTGAAGAAGATCATAAGAAAAAGAATACTCCCTCAACGCGAGTTTTGCAGAAAATTGCTTCTCTTATGGACGATAGCGATCCCGCCATCACCCTCATCTGTTTTATCTCCAATTTATTGGAGTGTAAAACTTCGACGTCTGTGATGTCCGCTTCTTATCTCTATCTGAGTTCTTGGGGTCTGCGCAGTTCGCGTAAAACAATATACTCTCTCATGGCTGGGTCTGCTTTTACTCTTCTAGTTAGCGATCTCATTTCCAAATTGAGGGGTGATAAGGAGGAAGCTTCTTTTACCGCCCAATCAGGAGATAAAGAAGCTGATCTTTTCGATCCTGATCTAGTTGAAGAACAGGACCTGGAAGATATGTTTCCAGGCTTTAGTCCTTCAAGAATTTTCGATACGATCCTTTCGTGGGGTGGTAGGTTTTTTACTAGTGATGTTTATTTGTCACTTAAGAAATTTGTTTTATCCCTGGTTTCTTTGGGAATGTTCGAGAAGGACAGCTCAAAGAGTATTGAATCATTAATAGGTAAAGCTAACAAGAAGAACTCTATACTTGATTGTGCACAGGATATTCTCAATTCCCTGTCGCAACTCATCCGTAGTGGTGAGATGATCATAAGGGGGTACCCTGTGGAAGATTGTTTTTTCTCCAAAGATCCTCTAACTGTTTATATTAGAAAGTCTAGGGAGTGGATAGATAATCTGGCTCTTGTCGTTCAAGGTATACCACCTGAAGGTAAGATCCACATTAAAACTCATGTAAAGGAAGGGAAAAAGATACTGGAATTCCTTAAAGTGGCTTCAACTAAATTAAGTCCTCTGAGACCTAATTATGAAGAAACTACCAATGCTTTACGTAGAATGGAAATAGCTTTGCCTATGCTACGTTCTCAACTGCAATCCAGATCTCGTCCCACCCCTTTAGCCATCTGTATATCAGGCCCTCCTGGAATTGGAAAGAGTACGATCATAACTATGATCGCATTTATCTATTCTCAAGTTATGAGAGTTCCTTGGACTTCCGAGATGATTTTCCATAGAACACCATCTGAAGACTTTTGGGAAGGATTTGATCCTGATATACATCACATTGTCCATATATCTGAAATTGGTGCAAAATCTGATAAAGTTATGGAAAAGGGCGATCCAGCAATTGCTGAATTAACTAGTGTCATAGATTCTCAACCTTACGCTGTCCCAATGGCGTTTGAGAACAAGGGCAAGATTTTTTGTTTAGCAGGCTTGATTATTATAGATACGAACGAGAAGAGTATGGGATTAGAGATTATTCAAAAGAATCCCGCAGCTTTTCGTAGAAGGTTTCTTTACATAGAACCTTTAGTTAAACCCGAATTTCGGGTTAGTAATAGTTGTATGTTGGATCCTTTGAAAGGTACTCCAGAACAATTTCTTGATAAGTGGAGCTATACAGTTAGCAAGGAAATACCTAGGAATGCTGGTAAAAATGAAAACACTCCTCACAAGATTGTTTGTGAGAATAGAGAAGTTTTCAGAGCCGAAAATAGCGCAGACTTTACTAGATTGTTTAGTAAATATGTTCATGATTATGTCAATCGCGAAACTATGGTTCAAAAAGTGATCAACGAACAGCTCCCTTTTTTAACTAAACATTGTCACGTTCCTGAGGAAATGGTTGAAAATACTACTGGGAAAACTGTTGAGGAATTCATTCTCAAAACATCCTCCGATAATTGTGACGATGAAAAAAGTTATGATCCAGCTCCCTTCGATTACGTAACGGACTCGAGTGAATCTGATAGTGAAAGTAGTGATCTTTCATTTACTTCTGAATCATATGATCCAGCCG